ATGAAGTTACTTTCTACTTCTGATTTCAAGTATTTATGGAACCCAGTGCTGCCAAATAAAAATTCTTCCCAATTCTGCACGCCACTTGATTGTGCTTCTTGAAGCATATTTACTACATCCATCCTTTGACCTTTCGGATAGTAATGTAAGTTCATTCCATAGAATACTTCATTCAAATCAAGAACAATAAAGCAAAGGGGATTTTTATCATAAAACCGTTTTTCTGATGTTACTGCTCGATAGCGAAATAACATTAGATGTCCGACTACTGGAATACTCGTAATTTTTGATTGTGGAAATTGAGACTTATACTCCAAGATCGTGCTCCGTTAGGATTTTGAATTCCCACTTTCGATCATTACAATATTCTTTTGCTGCCTCCCACTTTGCCATATTTTTGGCATATTCATAAACCTCAGAAAGATACTTTTTAGTTTTTGACTTTTGAGGTTTTGGACCTGCAACTTGTCTTGCTGGTTTTATTTCAATCAAACTTTCTAAAATTTTTCCAGAAGTATTGGTATATTTGATATAAAAATCTGGAAAGTATTTGTGATATCGATTATCGACAGGTGATTTATAAGGTATCCAAAGTTCTTCTGATGCCCACTTTAAAATATTTTCGTTCTTATCACAATAGTTCATGAATTTCAATTCCCACAAAGACCTATAAATGATATTTGTAGGATCGCCCTTGTATTTTTTTGGATTGGAAGGTCGAAACTTTCCCTTATAACTCATACATAGTATATAAACGTCTTCTATTTAGATGAGTAGGGAAAGTAATTCGCAGGCATTGACCAACAGGCTTTATCTACCAACATACGAACTTTATAAAAGTAGCACAGATAAAACTGGTTCTGGTATTGTTCCTGCATTCAATAATCTTTATGATGTGTGGATAGACTTCAATAGTACAGTAGCACAAGGTGGCAATAGTCTGATTGGATTTATCAACCAGCATGGATTTTATGATAGTAGAAAAAACGAAAATCCAGGCAATTTTCTAGCATTATTCTGCTCAGAGGCAGTTTTACCAGGATCACAAATTCAAACATCACAAGTTGACGGACTAAGACAAGGTGTATCCTCAAGCTATGCCGTCTATAGAAGATATCCAGATATTACATTGACTTATTATTCTCAAAAAGATTATTATACTAATGAAGTATTCAATGCTTGGATGGAATACATTTCACCAACATACTTATCAACTGGTGGACATGGCACAAGTACAGATCAAAGAAAAAATGATGTTGGATCCTACAGAAAACTAAAATATCCACTTAGTTATAAGTGTGATATACAGATCACCGCATTTAGTGGGGATATTTTGCCAGAACAATCTAGATTGAGATCTTCTGATAGTGCTAGAAGTTCTGCTAGATTGTCTAACAGTATTACATATCATATAATGGACGCTTTTCCAGTCAATATTGTCGCAGCACCATTAGCATATGGTGATGCAGAGTTGATCAAAACTGCAGTCACTTTCAAATACGATTATTATTATACTGATAGAACTTCTAGAAGCTTTGATAAAGATATTCTTCAAAAATCTGATAGTAAAGGTAACGTCAGAAATCCATTCTAAATAAAGACAATGATGTGAATTTTTATGCCATTACCTAAGGTTGTCACTCCTACATTTGAACTAGATCTTATTTCGACTGGTAAATCAATTAAATATCGTCCATTTCTTGTAAAGGAAGAGAAAGTACTTCTGATTGCACTTGAGAGTGGTAATGACAAGGATATTTTGAACGCTGTAAAAGATGTTCTAAAATCCTGTGTTCTTACTCGTGGTATCAAGGTTGAGGATCTTCCTAGTTTTGAACTTGAATATTTGTTCTTGAATATTCGTAGTAAGTCTGTAGGTGAAAGTGTAGAACTTTTAGTTACCTGCACTGATGATGGAGAAACTCAAGTTCCATTGGTAGTCAAAATCAACGAGGTAAAACTTGTTGTTCCTGAAGGACATACTGATATTATTGATCTTGGTGGTGGACTGAGCATGAAGATGAAATATCCTTCTATGCAACAGTTTGTTGAAAACAATTTTTCTGTTACTAAATCGGGAACCAATAAAGATAAGATTGATAGAGCATTCAAATCTGTGATCTCATGTATTGAGCAGTTATACAATGAAGATGAAGCATGGTCACATTCTGATTATACTGAAAAGGAATGGATTGAATTCCTTGAGCAATTAGATAGTTCTCAATTCCAACAAGTTGAGAAGTTCTTTGAGACGATGCCAAAGTTATCATATTCAACAAAGGTAACCAATCCAAATACCAATATTGACACTGAGGTTCTAATTGAGGGTTTGACAAATTTTTTCGCGTAATGTTATATCATACAGATATGACTTCATATTATGAAGACAACTTTGCTTTGATGCAACATCATAAATGGAGTTTATCTGAACTTGACGATTTGATGCCTTGGGAAAAGGAAACTTATATCAAATACCTAGAGAATTATTTGGAGAAAAGAAAATTAGAGGCAGCACAAGCAGCAAATGCAATCAGTTGAGCCACAAAATCAAATCCTTCCTGGTATCGTAAACGTAGAGAAGAAGGCAGCTTCAATCACACCTCTACGTCGTAGGATGGGATTGGCTTATGATAAGTTGCTTATGGAAGCGGAGGATAGAGAAGGATCTCTTTCTCCAAAGACAATCAGAACTTTAGGTAAATTAGTATTAGAATTTGAGCAAGTCAATACAAACCTTGCACAGATCCAAGCAGAGATTAGACAAGATATTCGTGACAAGAAGAAATATTTTGACGAAGAGAAGAAGTTATATAAAAAAGAAGAAGAAAATCTAACCAGTTTACGTGGATCATTTTTTGATCTTAGATCTAAGTTTGCTGGATTATCTGCAGTTCTTGCTGGTAAGGCACTTCTAGAAGGTCGATTTGGTGATGCTGCTGCTAATGCTGGGTTTGCAGTTACTGCAATGCTCCCAGAGATCGTTAATATCGCCTCTGGACTGGTTCTAACAAGAATGGCACTTGGTGGTGCAGGACGTGCTGCAGCAGGTGCTACAGTCGCTCGTGGACCTGGTATGAGGATGCCTGGCATGGGTGGACTAGGGATGCTAGGACTTGCTGCTGCAGTCCCGCTGACAATGGGTGCTGCGGATGTAAGAAGGCAGGAACTTATAAAGAGACAAACTGGATCTGCAGGTATTAGTCCAGATGATGTAGATAGATTTCAAGCAACTGTAACGCGATTTGATGCAATCTTATCCCAAAAAGGTGGTGGTGGAAAAGCAGCAGAGCAACCAAAGGTTGCAGTTGAAGATTTAATGGAAGAGATGAAAAAAGATAAAAAAAATGAAAAAACTAAAAATTTACCAAGGAGTGCTGAAGGAGTAACAATTCAAGATGAACAGCAAGCACTTAAAGAACTTGGTGTAAATCAGCAGCAATACAACGCTTTCAAACAGGGTGTAGCAGATATTGAAGGTGCAAGATATAATCAAATGGGTGGTGCTGGTGGAAGATATGCTGGAAGATATCAAATGGGACCAGGTGAAATCAAGGCATCTTCTGCGATCATGGGAATTCCAGCACCAACTCAAGAAGAATATTTGAGTAATCCAGAATTACAAGAACGAATTTATATGGGTAGGACCATATACATGCATAGAAGAATGATGGATTTATCTCCCAAGTATAGAAGAATGTCAGCCACTGACAGATTAAGAATGCTCGGAGGTGGACAACTTGGGGAAGGAAGTCTTTCAGATTTTATAGAAAGAGGACAAGTAACTCGTGATAGTAATAATGTTGAAATTCAAAGATGGATAAGATCTGTTGATCGTAGATTGAAAGAAGCAGAGCAATCACAAACCATCCCAAAACCAAAACCAAGATCTAAAGTAGATATAATCAAAGGCGATGAACAAAGTTCAACTGGTATGCCTGCAAGTTCTGATGTTGCAGTGCTAACACTTCCTGGTAAGCAAACAGTTGCTAAACCACAAGGACCTAAATCTGCTCCAGCATCTAGTGAAGTTGCATTTAATACTACTTTTGAAAGTGTCGATAGATTTACTTCTAATCTCATTCTAGGAGTATACGGAGCATGAACTTAGAAAGAGTATTAGAAGCTGCTTCGTCTGCTACTAAAAATAGTGTCAATCTAGAAAAACTATTTGCAAAATCTGTTGCAACTACCAATGAAGTTGAAGCACAACGTCTTCGTGCTAGAACACAACTTCTAGAAGTAAGGAAAAAAACTTATACTGCAATTCAGCAGTCACAGCAAGAACAAGAGAAGAAAGACGGAATATTAGAAAAAGTTCTTGGTACGCTCGGATTAGCAGGACTAGCAAAAGGTCTAAAAGGTGCTAAACCACCTGTAGGAGTATCACCGAAACCTAGAGTAGGTGGACCTAGAATTGGTCGTGGTATTGCTGGAGTAAATGTATTATTTGGCGGTATTGACTTCATGCAACGTCGATCTGCAGGACAATCTAACCTACAAGCAGGTATCGGTGCTGGAGCTGGAGTTGCTGGTGGTATTGCTGGTGCTACCTTAGGAGCAAAGATTGGTGCTGGTTTAGGTACATTAGTTGCTCCTGGAGTAGGAACACTAATTGGCGGTGGTATAGGATCGCTTGTGGGTGGTGGTATAGGTGCATTTGCTGGCGGTGGTATTGCAGATCGTGTAACTGGTGCTGATGCTGGAGAACAAGAAATAGAACGAAGGGTACAAGAAGAAGAGAAAAGAACCAGTTTATTAATTACAAAAACACCGTTCTCTGGTGCATTAGATACGTTTGATGCTGCTTTAGATAAACTTGCATCATTCCCTGGCGGTATTTGTGCATGTGCTGGTAGAGAACCACCAGCAGAAATGCCTAGAATACAAAGAACAAAGGATCAAATACGGGAAGCATTTGAAAAGGGATACAGTAAGGGAGTTAATGAAGGTAGAGTGCAAGGTGGTGCGGCAGGATTTGTAGCTGGTGTTGCTGTTATTGGTGGTGCATTATTTTTAACCCGAGGAAAGGGTGGAGCAATATTACAAAGACTTGGATTAGTAGAAGATCTCATACCAAAACCAAAAGTACCAGCTGCACCAAGGACAGATCCTAATAAGGTCAACGTTTTACCTAAAGAAGAAGTATTACCACCAACTCCTGCACCATCAAAACCAACTACTCAAAGGATTATGGAATCTGTCTTTGGAGAAACTCCTGCTCCTAGACATACTCCAAAAATACCTAGAGACCCTAAGACAGGAAAACCAAAAGAAATGGTTCAGGAAGTTGTTGATGCTCCAGAAGCAAAATATTTTGTTAGAAGATCTGCTTCTAAAGCAGAAAAACAAACGCCAGAGGAATTTTTCCAAAAAGGAGAAATGAAAGGTATCAGAAAACGAGACAGGGGATTAGAAAGAATA